TTCTATTTAATCTTACAATCTACCATATATAATACCATAACGAATGTTTTGAGGAACAATTATGTTTAATTCTTAATATTTTTATATTATACGGCATAATACAAAAAGGAACATTTCACTTCCTTTTCTTAATTATTTCCTATGCCTAAGCTGATGGACAAGCAATCCCTTACTCGTCCACACTACATATTATTGCATATTCCGTTCCGGATAGCTTCCGCATTTCTTCCGGGCTTTTTCCGGTTTTTTGAATCACTTCCACACTTGAATTGGTGGAATCAGATCTTCGCACCCTCTGATCGCCACAAACTTATCTAGAGCGGCGGCGAATCGAGTCCGTGCTGTGATGTCCGCCTCTTGATACTGGTCGTTGCCACCAATTAAGACCATCTGCATGACGGTCTCCCGTTTCGCGCCGTTTATGTAACGCTCGTTCAGAATCGTTTGCTGTGCTGGCAAGCACGACTTAATCGCATCAGTCACACAACTAATCGCCAACCGGCAATGTGCCTTAGCGATCATCGTTTCTTCAAACCGATTGCCATTTGAACCATGAATCCCCGTGATGTCGCCGACCGGAGATCGCACCATCCCGAACACCGCTTCATCCTCTAGTAGCTTTGGATAGCCTCTGTACCGATAGTGCCCTTTGCCTCTTAAGAAGTCTGCTACGCTCTGAGCCGTTTGATCTGGATCTATAACCTCAAATAATCTCACCGTTGCCCTCCTCACATCACCATCACCAACACGGGATTCCGAATAGCAACCACACCAACCCATTAACAATCACCAATGCCGTGGGTAACGCTAAGATCCATTTAATCGTTTCCATCATTGCCCTTCCGCCCTCTTTTTACGTGCTGCCGCTTTATGCAGCTCATTTTTCACCGTTTTAAACGACCGCTTTGAAATGCATGCAGCATCCGCTAAAGTTAGTTTTCTTTTAATTTTCCATTCCAAAAGCATGTCCCACAATTCTGGAAACTCGCTTGTGCCCTTGTGAGCGCCCACAAGCTTCCGTTCCTTGGCTAAAAAGATCGTGCGCAAGCCATCAATCACACCCTTTCGTTTAGCCATTTCCAGCTCTCGGAGCCGTTCTCGCTCAAGCTGGTCATCTGACTTACGGAGTTTTTCAATCGCCCTTAATCGGCGGTTGAATTTTTGAGTTTCTCGTTCAAAGTCAGGTTCGCCAAATTCTTCAATATATGCCTTATCTTCAATTTGTAAACGATCATCAAAGCGCATATGGATTGCACAAAGCAGGCCACGTGTCAACAAGTTCACTTCTCTACCTCCTCCTTAATTTCCACCGCCAAGTGCGGCCGTTCTGAATAGAATTTCTCCGCCTGTAAGCTTAGATTTTTCTTCTTTCCAGCTTAACTAAGGATGCACTAAGCTTAAGCGGCTCCGGTCCTGCTTTTTGGCTTTCAATGTACTTTTTGATGTACTTAACCAGACCTGATTTGTACTGACCGTTCTCGTTAAAAGCTTGTAGCCCTTCACCGACTACTTGGGGACCAAACTGCCTGGCTAATCCCTCCAGGCTCCCTTTTGTTTTGGTGGATAACATGCCCCATTGTCGTTCAGTTTCGCCCAGCTTCTCAGGTAATGAGCTTAATTTATTATCAATCAGCCAATCATTAGTTAAGTTAGTATTAGTACAGTAAGTATTAGTAGTGGCGGATTTTCCTACGTAGGTTTTCCCTACGTAGGTTTTTCCGTCATAGGTGACCGCCTGTGACGGCTTTTCCGTCTTAGGTTCATCAAAGAGAATGTAATCGTAAGCAGCCAACTGTCCATTCTCTTTGTGCTTCCTGGTTCGTTTAACATAGCCGAGATTGATCAGTTCGTTGATTGCGGACCGGATGCTGTCGCGACCGTCTTTGAAGTCATTGCTAATAACGGATACATAGAACTCCCAATCATCAGGTTTGCTCCACATATAAGTGAACAGGCCTAATGCTTTGAGACTCATCCGCTTATCGCCGATGACCCGGTTATCAACTTGGGTGAATCCCCTTGCCCTAACCTTCTTTACTTTTGGCATTGTCGTTCCCCTCCTAGAAAGGTAAGTCTGTTATGTCAGCCGGCTGGTGGGTTTCCATCCTGTCAATCGTTTGGCCATTGATAGCGTCATTAGCTGGCGTCCCGTTGGCGTACATCCCACCGTATGGCGGTAGATTAGGTTGCTCCTGAGGCGTATTGAAATTGACATTAGCTTGGTAATTGCCGGTTTGCTCGCTCTGGTTGGCGTCATTATTCCGATATGACAGTAGGGCAAATGAATCAATCCTGACATCCGTTCGATAAACCTCTTTTCCGTCTCGGTCGGTGTAGTGGCTGGTCTGAATCCGACCATCAACACCAATCAACGATCCCTTGCCGGCATACTTAGCTAAGTTCTCGGCTGGCTGACGCCAAACCTCGCACGAGATAAAATCCGTTTCTCGCTCGCCAGTCTGTTTATTCTTGTACTGCCGACTAACTGCTAAGGTAAACCGGGCAACTGCCGTTCCATTTTGCGTGTATTTCAATTCCAGGTCCTTAGTTAATCGACCTGTTAACACTACTCGATTAATCATTAGTCCACCTCAATATCAGTCACGTGCTGAAAAGCAGCTAGCTCTTTCATTGATCGACAATACTCACACTTTCCGCAATGCTTAGGCTCAACTTCGCCGTTCATCACCTGCCAGAAGCGATCCTGCTTCTCTTTGATTTCCTCCAGGGCTTCTTTCATCAAGTACTGTGTGTCCGTATCCTCAAAGTCAAAGGCACCCTTGTCTGGTGGGGTTTGCTTGCTGACCGCAAAAATAAACGGCTGGCAGTTCTTATTGAAAGACTGCTTAATCAGTTCTTGGTAGATTGCTGCCTGCATAATGTAGCCCCGATCTTCAATGAAGTTCGTCCACCGGCGGTTCTTGGCGTCCCAGTGCTTTTTATGGATGTCATCAACCGTCTTAAGATCACAGAAGTAACCCTTATTCAGAACTAGACTGTCAATCTTGCCTTTCCATTCGTGATCACCAATCTTACCGGTCACGATTACTTCTTTTTCACCGGGCACATAGACAAACTTAAAAAGTTTGTCGTTTTTAAGCGTCTGAATCATCTGGTCAGCTAGCTTGAATTCGGCTCGCAAGTGGCCGTCAGGGTTCGTCTTCGTTGGCTTGGTCATCATAAATTCTCGGTTAGTCTTCGCGCCGGTTTCTGACCGGTCTAACCAAGCTTGATGTGCCTCTGGGCTCTCAAAATACGAGTGGATGTAGTTTCCAACCAGTAAAGGTGTCGGACTTGAGGTTGGTTGCCAATCTTCGCTGATCTTAGCTAAAGCGGCGGCTTCACATTTTGTAAAATCCTTGTATAGACTAAAACTCATGTAGTCCCAGTCGGTTTCGTGAGAGTAGTAGTTTTCTGGTGTGAGTTTAAGCATTTTGACCCTCCTTCAAGAAATCATCAATTGACATCTGGCGTTCGTCAGTTTCACTCGCTGGCTTTGCTTCTGGTTCGCTCTCTGACGTTTTAGCCGGCACCTTGGGGTCTTCTTTAGTTTTTGGTTTCTCGTTCGCTACGGGCTGTTTTGGGGCTTGTACGGGAGCTGGTTTTGTCTTAACCTCCTCTTCGGCCTGCTGGGCTTCTTGAAAGTCCGCCAGCAATTTAGCAGTGCTCCCCTGTTCTTCGGCCGCTGTTTGCGTTATGTCCTTTGGCTCTGTCGGTTCTTCGTACTCCGCCTTAGTAACGGCGTTAATTGAGCCTGTCAATAGGTCGCTATCGTCAGATGTGTTGATAAAAATCTTGGCAGCGCGGTTAATGACCGTCCGCTTGGCCATTTCATCGCTAAACTTGTCTTGAACCTTGTTTTGCCGATTTCGACTTTGACTCCAAGAAACATCAATTTAAGCCTTCGTCATCACTGTGTAAGCAGTCCTGCCGTTGGTCAGCTTGATAAAGGCAAACGCACCCTTAATTGGCTTGTCCAAGTTAGCAAAACTGGGCTTGAACTTGGTCACAATGATGTGGCCGGTTTCATCGGCCCCAATCTCAAACTCATCCCCTTGGTGGATCACTTGGGCGTCAATGTCTTCAATGCTATCCAAGCGCTTCAAGGCGGCAATTGTCCCAAAGTAAGACCGCTGCATTTGCAGTTCATTTCCATAGACGATGAAGTAACACTGGTTTTTGGCCGGTGACAGACCTTGAATGGCCATATCTAGCAATGCGTTGGCAATGCTTGGCTCGGTGCAAACGGTTAAGGCCGGACGCCCTTGCCGATCCTTAACCGTCTGTAAGCGTAAGTAGGCAGCCTTCAAGGCATTCTGGGCGTTATAGTGGGCCGGAAGGGCTAACCCCTCGTCCTTTAGCGTATCCAGCCGCTCGGCGACCGCACTTGTAATTTGTTTAGCGTTAGTTGGTTGATACATAATTAAAACCTCCCGGTTACTTCGTGTTTCCAGTCCTTTGCGTACAGAACCAATTTCTCTGCTTGCTCAATAATGGCGTCATGTTCTGCGATTGCTTCACTGCGCGTCTTCGGTTCGTGTAGAACAAGTCGATTGGCATCCGTAACTAGGTGATCGCCTAATCTCAACAGCCGGTTCGAAACTTGGCCAATTTTTAATTCATCATTTGTCATGTTAGAATTACCTCAGGTTCTCTATAATGTTCTGTCTTAAAAGGGGTTTGCTATGTACTCTGTTGTTGCTTTAATCTGTTCTCTAGTCGTTAACCTCGTCCAAGCTTTTAGCTCCTACCAAGACCGCAAGCTAAACTACAAACTCTCACTCGAAAGCATCAAGCGAGATAAGGAAAACGACGCGGAAAACCGTAAACTTCAAAAAGATATCCTGAAGTTGAATCACGAGTTCGACATTCAGCTTAAAGAGTTATCCAACAAACACCACATACGAGCTACCAAACTGGACGACAAAGTGTACATCCATCGCTCGTTAATCGATCAAATGGAAAAGGTGTACTTCAAGTACATTGATTTACTGCTCTCTGAAATCAAGTCATCTAAGACCATGCCAGTAGAGTTCTCTACTGAATGCCAAGCGCTATCGAGCAGGGTGATGATCTATTGCCCGGAAGCGATTCAACATATCCAAAATATCTACTCTAATAACATCAGTGATGAACAAGCTGGTGAAGAGTATGACCCTAAAAAGGGGCTCCAAGAGCTTGTTGTAAATGACTTGATCCCAACTATTTCTAACAGCATCATTTCAGTTGAGCGTAACAAAGCCAGTGATTAAGCCGACTAACGTGTAGATAGCCACGATGGTCAAGAATACGAGTGGCCGCTTGTTGGGGTCATCCCCATAAAGTGAGAACGGAATCGTTCCGGCCATTCCAACAAAAGCCCCTATCGCTGTACACGTAATGATGTGTAACATGGTATAATCCTCCTATAGTGCATTGAGCTTTGGCCTAGCGGTTTCGCTGGGCCTTTTTCTGTTGCGGAAAGCTGTACTTAAAGCTGGCCAAGACATATGGCACGATAGCCACCGTTGCTAGGATCAAGTGGTTCGTTAGCAGTAGTGCGATTGCCAAAATGAACAAGGCGACGTACGCCAATCCTTCAGTGCTAGTCATTATCGATCCTCCTTGTAGTGTTCGTTGCGTAGCTTCATTTCCAGGCGATGACAACGCTCCGTGAGTAGAACGTTGTTGAACACCAATTCGATCGAGTAGACCGCCATGATGACTAGTAATGGTCCCATTTGAATCACCCCCTCTCACGGCATTTTTGCCGTCCAATCAATGTCATCATGGTGTTCGTGCATCCACACTCTCGCATATGGCAGGTAAATCTTAGTGATCTTACCCGCCCCGTGAGCGCCGACAACCCAAGCACCTTGATGACCGTTCTCAATTTGGATTTCTGGGAAACGGTCGAAAATGTACAACCGGATCCAGCTCTTAGCTTTGCCGGCGAACAAATCAGCCCGGATATCCTCCAGCTTGGCCCAATCTTGATCAGGCTTAGCCGGAGATATCAGCGGTGCAACCTGTTTGGCCAAACTAAGCAGATCCTGATCAGTCAATGTAATTTCCATTGCTATGTCTCTCCTCTTTTCGATTTATACTTGAATCAGCTCCTAGCGAAAGGAGGTGATTAATTTGTCTCTCTCAAAAGAACAAGCAGCGTGCTTAAGATTAGTTCAACAAGACGGCAAAGCTGCTGCTCGAGAAATGTACAATAGCGAAAATAAAATTTTTCAAGATTTATACAGCAACGATTTCTTTAATAGCAATATGGGAGTAGTTAATGGTGAACTAGAAGTGGTTGATCTTTCGCTATCAGCTAAAGGCCAAAAAGAACTTTCGCTATATATGGAAAACAAACGAGCCGAATTTAAGAACAACTTCGCATTTCCATTGCTAGTCAGCATTGCTAGTGCCATAATCGGTGCTCTAATAACTTATCTGTTCATGAAATAGAAAGTTATTAAGCTTCCAAGAGCCCCACCTATAACGCTAAATAAAATTGTTTTTAGGATTTGAATAAATATTTTTTTATTCATAACTAAACCTTTCGTTACTAATCAAGATCATTCAGCCGGTTTATTAGTCGGACGATGCATTTTAGTTTTGTTCAGTAGCTTGTCCAGTTCTTCCTTAGAAGGACTGGACTTTTTTAATTCAAAAAGTTCAGCTTGCGTCAATCGATGTGATCCACGATACAAGGCAACATCGATTTCTATTAAATCCATGCCCTACGCTCCTTTCTTCCTGGTTGTATACTTAAGTCATCTCCTGATGAAAGGAGGTGAAACTAATATGGATGATGAAGTTATTTGTCCTTACTGCGGCAGTAATGAAGCTGGTAAACTTTCTCCCGCAGGGGATGCAGATAAATTTCTAATTGTTAGTTTTTCAACTAAACGTAATGCTGTAACTGATTCTGGATGCACTGTTGACTTATATGGTTGTGCATCTTGCCATAAAGTTTGGATGGAAGATGATTCAATTAGTGCGGAAAAGTGATATTTTTAGCCATTTTGTTAAAGATCTTTATTGACTTTTTCGCTTTATTTTTAGGAGCTTTTTTAAGCTCCTTTTTCTTTTGCTCTGCCATTTTCGTTCTCTCCTACAGTCCTAAATCGTCGTCTTGGATCTCCAATGCGTTGTCCTGGAACACTTTCAGCGCTTCAGGAAAGTATCGCCAGGCTCCATCACGATCGCGGTAGCTCATATCGGCATCGCGCTTAACGCCTAGCTTGTTGGCCCACTTGCCAATTGCAATCGGCGACAAGCCAATGATGTTGCCAATCTCGGTTGCTGAATACTCTCGGCGTGCACCGACCGGTAGTGCTTGCATGGCGCAAATTGCTTCGTTGCGGAAGTCGGTGGCCATACGTGGTCGTTGGTAATCGTCAGCAACTTTGCCAAGCTCCAGATACAGTTTGACGTCTTGATTGCGTAGCTCGTGCGCCTTGTTGACGTTTTGCTTGCGCATTTCAATCAGCCATTCTCGCTTGTACGCGAGCTTTTCATGCTCCAGGCTACTGTCAATTGCGACTGTCTTACCGTTATGTTCAGCTTCATATTCGTTGAACAGTGATACGTACGTTGCGGTGAAGATCGTCCCTTTGCGTCCAGTCAGTTTATTGGCTACGAATTCACATCCCTGTTTAGTCAGCAGATAGCATTTGTAATTCTTGCCAGTACCAGCTTGATAGCTTGATTCAATGAAGAATCGGTCAGAATCCAATTTTGGATTTTGATCCAAAACCTCTTTATAGCTGTCAATATCACGCATCAGGTGTGCGTGAGTCTTGCCAATCATCTGGGCAACGTCCCGACTATCGATCACTTGTTGTTTGGATTCACCAACATAGCGAATCACTGAGTCAGTATTAAAATGTTCCATCATTTATCCTCCTTGTCACGCTTCGTGATATTACTGCCAAAAAAAATATGTTCTACGCTGACCCCATAGTAGTTTGCTATCGCCATCTTAGTAGCATCACTCCCTCTACGGTCACCAGTTTCTAGCATTGCCAGCATTGATTGTGTGATACCAATGTTTTTAGCTGCAGTCTTTTGAGACTCTCCTCGCTTTCGTCGCAGTTCTATTAATACCTTATTCGGCTTCGCCAATTTATCGCTTCCTTTGTCACATACTGTGATTTTTATCACGGTTACTATAATATAATCTCTTTTCGTGATATGTCAATCACAAAAAGTGGTTATATCACCTGCTTTTTTATCACTATTAGTGATACTATTATTACGGAAGGTATTTATACCATAAAAGATACTTAAAGTGAGGCGAGCAGGATGAACATTGGTGAACGAATTGCACAACTAAGAAAAAGTAGAAGTATGTCGCAGTTCCAACTAGCTAAGACGTTAAATATTGCAACTAGCACCCTTGGCATGTACGAAACAAACAAGCGAAAACCAAACATGGAAATGTTAGAAAAATTAGCCGATTTTTTTGGCGTGTCCGTTGATTTCCTTCTAGGTCGTCCTGAAAAAGACGATCTCAAGACCGCAGATCTCGCCGACGATGACACCATCTTTACTTTTGAAGGCAAGCCTATCCCTGAGCAGGACCTGGAATATATGAAACGGCTGCTGCGCGGTGGTAGAAAATAAGGAGGTGTTAGTTAATAATGGAAAATTTATCAAAGCGTCTAGTAGATAAGAGCATTGAGGCCTTCATTATGGGACTTGAAATTTATAACAAACCCACAATTAGATACAGAATCGAAGGATTTAGTTTCTTTATATGCAACGCTTGGGAATTAATGCTTAAGGCCGAACTTTTAAATAAAAACATCCCTATTTATTATCCTAATAGTGATAGGACCATTAGCTTAGAAAAAACGATTCAAAAAATATATACGGATAAAAAACAGCCTCTTCGTATCAACCTAGAAAAAATAATTGAGTTACGAAATACAAGTACACATTTTATTACTGAAGAATACGAAACTATTTATGCCCCGTTCTTTCAATCTTGTGTCTTAAATTTTTTAGAACAAATAAAAAGATTCCACAATGTTGACGTTACAAGATATGTCTCTCAAAACTTTTTAACACTTACAGTTAATCTAAACATTCTCTCAAATGAAGAAATTAGAGGGAAGTATTCTCAAGAGATGGCTGAACGACTTATATCAAATAAAAATGAGTTGGAATTTCTTGAAAACAATAATTCATCAAATGATTTATACATCCCAATTAGACATGAGTTTGTTCAGATAAAAGATAAAAGCAAGGCTGATTTTACTTATGCTATTGACTCTACTTCAGATGTCACAGCTAAAATCATCACTAAGCTACAAGATCCAAAAGATAAGTACAAATTATCAATAAAGAATGTTATTAATTCAATCAATAAACAAATCAAAACAAAAAGCATCACCTTTAACTATAGAACAGCTAGTGGTGATGCAAGTTTTAATGAATATACCTGAAACTTGAAAGCTGATAATCAC